ATATGCATGTTGATGGTGAAACTTGGTGTCAAAACTTTCATAGTGGAAAACCTTGGACTGTAGATAATGGAATTGTTTCATGGAAACAATGTTCTTACAATGGTTCTTTTAGAAAAGCTTATCCTCAAATAGGTTCAACGTATGATTCGGTTAGAGATGAATTTGTTCAACCAAAACCTTATTCAAGTTGGATTTTAAATGCTACTAACGATTGGGTATCTCCTTTAGCAAACAATCCAACAGAAAGACCTTCTGAAGAATGGATGACTTTATTTGTTTGGGATGAAGATAATCAAAGATGGCACTGTAAAAAAGAAACAGATGATGGTAGTATAGCTTACTGGAATCCAAGCACACAACAATGGGATATACAATAACATGGCAACAATAGTTACAACATTAAATTATTTAACAAGCACTAAAGCAGGTAACACACTAAGAGACAATGGTGGTTACACAGCTTTAGCATACACACCTAGCGCAGCGGTTTCCGAAGCTTTTACAACATTTAACGCTGATGGAACTTTTTCTCCTCAAGGAGGAAGTGCTGATTTAACTATAGTTACAGTCGCTGGCGGAGGCGGAGCTGGAGCTCAAGGATACTCATCTGGCGCAGGTGCTGGAGGTGTTAGAAGTGCAACAAATATAGCAAACCCAGGATCTTCTGTAGATGTTACAATTGGTGGTGGTGGTGCGGGCCAATCAATCGGAGACAATGGTCCAGGAGCTGATGGCTCAAATACTTTTATAGGACCTGCTCCTAGTCCAATATTTGCATGTACTGGTGGTGGTGGCGGACCCCCAGGTAATAACGGAAACGGTCAACCAGGAGGATCTGGATCCGCTGGAGGACCAGGTAATTCTGGTGTAGGACAAGGTAATGCAGGAGGATATAGTCCATCTGAAGGAAGTAATGGTGGTTATCAACAATGGCCAATGTCTGCTAACCCAGCAAAAACTGGGGGTGGCGGAGGAGCTGGCGGAGCTGGACAACCCGGACCTGGCGGAAGAGCCGGCGGAGCTGGTAGAGATATGACACCTGTAATTCCAGCACCTGAAGGTGGAGCAACTTTTGGTGGAGGTGGAGCCGGTGGAGCTTATGGTAATCCTACTGCATCTGGAGGTTCTGGTGGAGGAGGTTCATCTGGACCTAACGTTTCAGGAAGAAATGGACAAGCAAATACTGGAGGCGGCGGAGGCGGCTGGGGTCAGCAACCTGGAACACCAGGTCCAGGACAATATCCAGGCGGATCTGGTGGATCTGGAAAAGTCATATTTAAAGAATCTAGTGAACCTGCAACTAATCAAGGTGGGGTGTGGAATATGCAAGCACATTATTTATACGTTCTTACCGGTAAACTGGGATAAGTGATCCTTGAAAAATTAGATATATTACCACAAGGTGATATTGAAAATATTGAAAATATCATAAAAGATTATAGCTTTCCTTGGTTTTACAGACCTTCTAATTTAAATAATTTTTATTTTAATTCTCATACTTTGTCAGACCTTAATCTTGGAATTAACTCTCCACACTATGATTATTTTAAAAAAATTTTTAATAGGTTATGTGAACAATCTAATATTAAAGTTAATAAACTATTAAGAATGAATATTAATATGACTTTTCATAATTCAGCTAAACATGGAAATTTACATGTCGACCATAGTTTTCCACATTATGTAATGATACTATATCTAAACAATGCATCTGGGAATACTTTAATATTTAACGAACAATACGAAGAAACAAAACCAGTTGAAATTGAAAATGTGGATAGTAATCAATATACACTTAAACATGAGATAACGCCTAAAAAAAATAAAGTTGTATTTTTTAAAGGGATGAGTTATCATGCTCAAGAATTTAGTAAACCAAATGAAGAAAGAATACTTTTTATAGCTACGTTTAAATAATATTAAAATGAATTTAAGAAATTACTATTGGTGGTTTGATTCTGTAATACCTTCTCGGGTGTGTGATGATATAATAAAATACGGCACAAGCAAAGAATCTAAACTTGCCATTACAGGAGATTTCAACGACATAAAAAAACTAACGGAAAAAGACGAAAACAAATTAAAAAAACACCGTAATTCTTCAGTTTCTTTTTTAACAGAGCCTTGGATATTTAAAGAAATTTACCCATACGTTACTATAGCAAATCAAAACGCCGGTTGGAATTTTGAATTGTCAAATACAGAAAGTTGTCAATTTACTAGATATGGATTAGACCAACACTACGGTTGGCATTGTGATTCTTGGAAAACACCTTACAAAGAACCGCCATGGAGAAAAGGATTAATTAGAAAACTATCGATGACTTTATGTTTAAATGATGCCACAGAGTACGAAGGCGGAGAACTTGAATTTGATTTTAAAGATAAAACAAAAACAGATCCGATTGTTTGTGAACAAGTTAAAAAGAAAGGTTCTATTGTAGTTTTTCCATCTTTTGTTTGGCATAGAGTTAAGCCTATAACAAAAGGCACAAGATATAGTTTAGTGGCTTGGAATCTAGGAAACCCTTTTAAATGAGTTATAAAATAATAAATAATTTTTTAGACAAAGAACATTTGTCTATAATACAAGGACTTATTTTTGATACAGAATTTCCTTGGAGAAGAAGAGAAGAATTAGTCACTAATGCTAACGATGGAATTTATTTTACTCATTGTTTTTACAATGATATGGAATCCACATCTCCAAATTTTACAACTGTTATTAAACCTATTTTAATTAAGTTAAAATGTATAGCTCCCATACAAATTAGATCTAATATGTTCATAAGTAAGTTATTTAAAAAAAGTGATTTTCATACTGATTATAAAAATACAAAAAGTAAAACAGCTATATTTTATTTAAACACTTGTGACGGAGGAACTGAAATAAAGATTGAAGATAAAATAAAATTTATTAAAGCTGATGAAAATAAAATGTTGATATTTGACACTGGTACTTTTCACAGAGCTATTACTTCTGTTAAATCTCCTGTTAGATATATCCTTAATTTTAATTACTATGAAAAATAAAGGATATACAATATGAAAACATATGATAATATACTTACTGAAAAAGAAAGAATTGATATGATTAATTTTATAAAAACTAAACTTAAACAATTTAGTAATACGCATCCTGGTTTGCAAACTGAAAGTAATTTACACGAGTATCCAGAAATGAAAACATTTTTAAAAAAAATTAATTCTTATATAGAGAATTTTAAAATTTATCACTGCTGGGCAAATGTTACAAACGGTGATAATATAGCGTGGCATTCACATCCTCCTTTTGTTGTTAGGTCATTAGTATATTATTTAAAAAATAAAAGTCAGATTGGGACTATATTTAAAAAAGGAGAAATTAAAGTAGAGGTTACTAAAGCTCCTGAAAACTCTTTAGCTATTTTTGATGGTAGGTTAGAGCATTCTGTTCCAATTCATTTACCTGAAGAACGTATATCAGTTGCTGTGGATTTAATGTTATGAGTTTTAAAGATAAAAAATATACTATTAAAAGAAACGCTATATCAAAAGACATGGCTAGGTTTTTATACGATTATCTTTTATTAAAAAGAAAAACAGCTAGAACAATGTTTGACTTTAAATTTCTGTCTCCTTACACAGAATATTTTGGAGGATGGAATGATCCTCAAATTCCTGAAACATATTCGCACTATGCAGATATAGTAATGGAAACTTTATTAGAAGATTTAAGATCTTTAATGGAAAAAGAAACAGGTCTTGTTTTACTTCCTACTTATTCTTATTGCAGAATATATAAAAATGGAGATATATTAAAAAGACATAAAGACAGACAAGCGTGTTCTGTTTCAACAACTATGAATTTAGGAGGTGACCCTTGGCCAATATGTATAAACCCTAATTCAGAAGAAGGTTATGTTCAAGGAGAAAAAACAGGTCTTCACCAAGTTCAAGACTATGTACCATCAACTAATCCTGGTGTTAAAGTAGAACTAGAACCAGGAGATATGTTAATATATTCGGGTTGTGAACTAGAACATTGGAGAGAACCTTTTGAAGGTAATAATACTGGACAAGTATTTTTACATTACAATAATAAAAGTGAACCAAATGCTAGAGCTGAAAAATTTGATAGAAGAATGCATTTAGGGTTACCTGCTTGGTTTAAAGGAAAAAGTCCTGAGGACTTTGAGTGAGTAGAGAAAGATACTACTATTGGAAATTTGAAGAACTATATTCAAAAAAAGAAGTAAGTGAAATTGATAGTCAAATAGATACCAGTATTTCTAAAGATGCAAAGGATGTGCCTGCTGACAATGTTGTTAAAACATCTCAAATAAAAATAATTGATTCTGTTAAAATAAAATTATTAGATAGAATGTTAGATGCAATTATTGAAAGTAATAAAATAAACTTTGGATATAATATATACTACGAAAAATATATAATGAATCACAATACATATTGTCATGAAAACAAAGGAAAGTACGATTATCATATTGATGCTACATTTTTTAACCCGGCTTCTGATATTAAATTGACTGCAATACTTAATTTATCCACAGAAGAATATGAAGGTGGGGATTTTTACATGAATACGGGTGAAGAATTTATAGTTCCTGAGATAAAAAAACCAGGCAATTTAATAATATTTCCATCTTACTTATTGCATAAAGTTACACCTGTTACTAAAGGAAGTAGGAAAACATTAACTGCTTGGATTGCAGGTCCAAAGTTCCAATAATACATTGATTTTTACAAATATTGCAGTAAAGTGTCTTTTTAAACTAGGAATAATATGCTACAAAAATTAGGTTTTGCTCCAGGATTCAACAAACAAGTTACAGAAACAGGGGCCGAAGGTCAATGGTTTGACGGTAATAATGTTCGTTTTAGATATGGTAGTCCAGAAAAAATAGGCGGTTGGGATCAGTTAGGTGAAGATAGTTTAACTGGTGCTGCACGAGCTCTACATCATTGGGACAATAATGCTGGTATTAAATACGCAGCCATAGGTACAAATAGAATGCTATATGTTTACTCTGGTGGTCAATTCTATGACATTACTCCAATAAGAACAACTATTACTGGTGTTGTGTTTTCATCTGATTCTGGAACACCAACAGTTACAATTACATTCCCAAGTCCTCACGGTATGCAAGCTGACGATATTATATTGTTTACTGGAGTTACAGGAGTTTCTGGATCGAGTTCTACTTTTTCTGATGCTTCTTTTGAAGATAAAAAATTTATGGCAGCTTCTGTGCCAACGTCTACAACAATTACAGTTACAATGCCTTCTAATGAATCAGGCACTCCATTAAGTCTTACAGGTGATGCTACAGGACAACCTTTTTACGCTGTAGGTCCTGCACAACAATTAGGTGGGTTTGGTTGGGGTACAGCAAATTTTGGCGGAACTGCTTCGGGTATCGCAACAACTACTTTATCAACAACACTTCCAGACGATGCTACTACGACTGTAGTTGTAGCCAGCTCGACTGCATTTCCTGCTTCCGGAGAAATTAGAATTGGTACAGAGGATATTAGTTATACAAACAATGATACGGCAACAGGGACATTGAGTGGAGGAGCGCGAGCAGTTAACGGAACTACAAGAGCAGCCCATACTGCTGGAGTAACTGTAAGCAATATTTCTGATTATGTAGCGTGGGGTGAATCATCTACAGACGATGTAACTATTGATCCTGGTTTATGGGTCCTTGATAATTATGGTACAAAATTAATTGCACTTATTTATAATGGTGCTTGTTTTGAGTGGGATGCTCAACCGACAAATGCTACTTCACTTAGAGCTACAATTATACCGAATGCACCTACTGCATCAAGACACATGTTAGTATCTACACCAGATAGACACTTAGTATTTTTTGGAACAGAAACAACTGTTGGTGATTCAACAACACAAGATGATATGTTTATTAGATTCTCTTCTCAAGAAAGTATTGATCAAACAGATTCATACACAGTGACTGCAGAAAATACTGCTGGTACACAGCGATTGGCCGATGGATCAAAAATAATGGGGGCTATCAAAGGTAGGGATGCAATTTATGTTTGGACAGATACTGCTATATTTTTAATGCGTTTTGTTGGTGCACCTTTTACATTCTCTTTTGAACAAGCTGGAACTAACTGCGGATTGATAGGTAAGAATGCTTGTGTAGAAGTTGATGGTAGTGCTTACTGGATGTCAGAAAATGGTTTCTTTACATATGATGGTCAATTAAAATCTATGCCTTGTTTAGTAGAAGATTATGTTTACGATGATATTAATACTACCTCTAGAGATTTAATTAATTGTGGATTAAATAATTTATTTACAGAAGTTAATTGGTTCTATTGTAGTAATGGAGTAAATCAAATTGATAGTGCAGTCACATATAATTATCTAGAATCTACAAATAAAAGGCCTGTATGGAGCGTAAGCAATATAACTACAGAAACTAATTCTTCAGGTGCTTCTGTAAAAGTAGGTCTTCCTAGAGCTTCTTGGTCAGACTCTGCTGTATTTAATAGGCCTCATGCAAATTATTATGACCCTGACAACAATAGTTCTTATGACGTGCAGGGTAATACTGATGGTAGTACAGTATACTACGAACATGAAACAGGTACCGATCAAATTAATGCTGGTGGAGTTATTACTCCTATAAAAGGAGTAATTACTTCTGGTGATTTTGATATTACTCAAAAAAGAGCAAGCACAGGACAAGCAGTAGGAATGCCAGACATAAGAGGTGATGGAGAATACATTGCAAAAATTAATCGTATTATACCAGATTTTTTAGAACAGACAGGTAATACAAGAGTTTCATTAATAATGACAGATTATCCAAACAATACTTCTGTTGTTAAAAATTTTGACATAGCTAGAACTCAAACGAAACAAGACACAAGAGTTAGAGCTAGAGCTATTGCATTAAGAATATCTAATATAGCTAGTTCACAAAATTGGAAACTAGGTACATTTAGATTAGATATACAACCAGACGGGAGAAGAGGATAATGGCAGGACCAGGTTTTTATAATGAAGCAGACCAAAAGCTATACGAAGATTTTCAATTTTTACCACAAGAACAATACAGATTAGGTTTAGGTAATACTACAACAACTAAACCAAGTAATGTCGGACAAACTGGTATTATGAGTCAAGTCCCTAGTAGTGGTACATACATACCACCTTATCAAGATGTGGGTAATGGTGGCGGTAATGGTGATGACGATGATGATTCAACTAACACAAGAACTGGTAAATTTGGTTTAGGTGACCTTGGAAATGTTTTAGGATTTATGGTTAACCCTATAGGAACGATAATTACAAAAGGTATCCAAGCTTTTAGAAATAGGGGTAGAGATAGAGATGGAGACCCTAGAGGTCCAACCGGGCTTATGGGAGAAGGAACTGGGTTAGTAGATGCTAATGCAGGTTTTGGACCTTTTTTAGATACTGGAGCAATTACTGCAGATGGAAATGCTATGGGTGGTGGAAATCCTGGAGGTCCAACTGGAGGAGCTAATGATGGGACTGCAGCTCAAGGTTATGGAAGTGCAGATGATGGATTTAAAGCTGATGGCGGTAGAGTTGGATACTTTTTTGGTGGTAAAGTAAATTATAAAAACCGAGGAATAGGAAGTATTTTATAATGGCAAAAATTGTACAATCATTAACTAGAGCAAGTGAAGAATATGATGAGAAAACTTTTCAGTCTTTAGTAAGAGATCTTGATGGAGTTATTAATAAACTAAACACTACATTTCAAGAACAGTTAAAACAGGAGATAGAAGCGAGAGCTTTCTTTTTAGAATAATGGCAACAGTAAATCAGTATAAATTTAAAGGTGTAGATAATAGTACAAGTGGTAGTGCTTTAGTTCCTTTAGGAACTGGTAATCCTTTAATTAATGAAACGATAGTTATTAAATCAATATTAGTTACATCAGCTGGAACACCAACAGTGACTATTACAAACAATAGTATTACAGCTATTAAATCAGCTGCACTTACAGCTAATGTTACTACAGAATTATTAACCCAACCGCTAATAGTAGAAGGTGGTAAAACTTTTACAGTTCAAGCAAGCACAACAGACTCGTTTGATGTGGCTATTAGCTACCTAAACATTAAAAAGGAGAAAACAGACTAATGAATAAAGACATACCAACAATAGTTCCAGAGGAAGTAATTACAACATATAGACACAAGGTAACTGGAGAGGTTTTTAAGGAAAGAAAAGACTGGGAAGCCAAGGGTTTTAAGAACGAGGACATGGCACAGGACGTAAAAGTCGTTATGCCAACACTTGATTTGTTCGCAGAAACAAAGTAAAACGAATAAACTAGGATAAAATTATGGCAATTTCAAGAATGCAACAACCAAGACAAATGTA